GCAAGGAGAAGATCACCGTGGAGCCCGGCCAGCGCGCCTGGGACCTGCTGGCCGAAGCCTGCGAGGCCAACGGCGTGTGGGCCTGGTTCGAGCCGGACGGCACCCTGGTGGTGGGCGGGCCGGACTACAGCGCCGCGCCCGTGGCCACGCTGGTCATGGCCTTCGACGGCAAGGCCAACAACGTGACGTCGCTAGCCGTGCGGCAGAACGTGACCGGCCGCTATTCCGAGGTGACGGTGCTTGGCCAGACCCACGGAACCGAGGACCAGGACGGCAAGCACGACATCATGCACCGGGAAACGGACCCGGACGTGCCCGGCTACCGCCCGCTCATCATCCCTGCGGGCGAGTGCGACAACGTGGAGGAGGCCAAGCGCCGGGCCAGGAAGAAGCTCATGGACTCGCGCCTGGAGGGGTTCGAGATGGTGGCCACCGTGCGCGGCCACCGCGTTGGCGGCCAGAGCGGGGAGCCCTGGCGGCCCGGCATGCGCGTGAACGTGGTCAGCGAACCGCACGGCCTGGACGGCACCTATTTCCTCATGAAGCGCACCTTCCTGGGAGGACGCGACCGGGGCCGCATCACCGAGCTGGTATTGAAGGAGGACGGCGTCTGGCTGCCGGAGCTGGCGGGCAAGGCCGCGTCCACCGGGAAGAAAAGCAAGAAAGGACCGGGGGAGACGGTGGACCTATGGTGAAGGATACGAGCAGAGTGGATGCCCGCATCGGGCGCGCCCTGGGGAAGATAAGGCTGGCCTTCCGGGCCGTGCTCAAGGCCCTGGACACCAAGCCCGGCGTGCAGCTCATGCAGGCGGCGGGCTTGAGTGGCGAGACCCTGCAAGCGAGCGAGCTGTTCCAGCACTTCGGATTCACCAGCGCGCCCCCGGAGGGCACGCAGTGCATCGTGCTGCCAATCGCGGGCAAGACCGCGCATTCGGTCATCGTGGCCACCGAGGCCGGGGCCTACCGGGTGGACGGGCTGAAAAGCGGCGAGGTGGCCGTTTACAATCAGAGCGGCGCGCGGATCACGCTGAAGGAAGGCAAGGTGATCGAGGTGGAGTGCGACGAGTTCCGGGTGAAGGCCGGGAAGTCGATCAGGATGGAAGCGCCGGAGATCGAAGGGTACGCCAGCGAGCATATGGGGCTGTACGCCCCGGCGTGGGACATGGGGGCGGAGGGCGAGGAAGACAGCGAGGCCCTGTGGCGCGGCAGTGTGCATTTCACGGGAACCAGCCGGGCGGACGAGGACCACGTCACCGGCGAGGTGTCCCTGCGCCACCACGTCCACCCCGAAAACGACGGCGGCGGGCCTACGGAGGAGCCGGTGGGCGCATGAAAGAACCTGCCGAGGCGGGCTTACCGGTAGACTTCCTTCCTGTCCGCGACAACAAGAACCAGGACCTTCAGCATGCCATCGTCAACCGTGTACAGGATTCGGAAGTTGTTGGCCCGTATGCGGTATTCGTGGCGGCCTTTCAGTTTCTTGCACCCTCTGGGCCTGGGGTCGCCGGCCAGGGCGTCTATGACTCCGGCCAACGCGCGCCGTGTCGTGGAAGGAAGTTTTCGCAGCTGTTTCGCCGCCAGGGAAGAAAACTCTATCCTGTAGGCCATGCACTACAATCCGAGTTCGGCCTTCAGTTCATCCCATGAGACGCAGGCTTCATCCCGCGTATCGTCTCCATCAAGGGTTTCGACATCTTCAGCGTCTTCGGCGAGCCACGTCTCGACACTGTGGGGCACGCCTGTGCGCATGCGGTATTCCGGGAGCCATCGCGCGAGCACTTCCCGCGCGTCGGCGCTGTAGGCGAACAGGAGCAGGGCGTCCAGCGCGTTCACAAGCTCGGGGGCAAGCTCGACAGCCCGCAGCTGATGCGCGATGGCCTCGTCCGCGTGGCCAAACTCCACCAGCGACCGGGCATAGTTCGAGTGCACCTCGGGTAAACCCGGGGACAGTGAAATGGAAAGCTCGTGCTCACGGCGCATGAGTTCCTCGTTCCCTTGAAGGCACGCAATCACGCCGAAGACGGAGTGCGCCCTTGCGGGGTCCGCTTCAAGAATCGCCTGCGCCGCCTTTTTAAGCTTCATCAGCTCAAGCGGGTAAAGGGGCCGCTTTGCGGCCAGCGACATGAGGTGGTTGATGACCTCAATCTGCACGGAAAGAGGAGCGGCGCACATCGCTACCTATTATTTGCCGTATCTGGACCTGTCAACACCGGCTTTGGCTTATCGGCGCGCGCATCGTGAACGGCGGCGGCGGGCCTACCAGCCCGCCGGTGGGAGAGTGATTCCCTCTCCGCCCACTGAATCCCTTCACCTATCGCGGGGCCATGCCCGCCACTAAAGTGGCGGCATGGCCCTGGACCGCGCAATCAACCCGTACACCGGCGAATACCAGGGTGGCCGCATCGACCACCTGGGCAACGCCGTCTATATTCGTCTTGCCACGCCTCTCGGTTCGTGGTGGGCGAACCCGTCCATGGGCTCGCGCCTGCACGAACTCGCCCGCGAGAAGGACGTGCCCCGCGTGGGCGTCCTGGCCCGCCAGTACGCCGAGCAGGCCCTGCGCCCCCTCCTCGACGACGGCCGCGCCCGCTCCGTCACCGTCGCCGTCCAGCAACCCCACGACGGCCGCTGCCTGCTCCTCGTCACCGTGGAGGACGCCACCGGCCGCGAGCAAACCTTCCAGCATCCCGTGAAGGTGGCCTAGCCATGTACACAATCCCCACCTTCGAGGAAATCCGCGACGCCTACCTGCGCGACATCAAGAACCTCCTGCCGGACGCGGCCACGGACCCGGACTCCGACTTCTACATCCGGGCCACGGCCCTGGCCTCCGCCGTGGACGGCCTCTATCACCATCAGCTCTGGACCGCGCGCCAGGTGCTGCCGGACACCTCCGACTCCGAATACCTTGAGCGCCACGCGGCTCTTCGCGGCATCACCCGCAAGCCAGCCCTGGCGGCCACCGGCGACCTGGTCGTGCAGGGCACGCCGGGCGCGGTCATTCCGCCGGGGGAAAGCGTCAGGCACGCGGCCACCAACCTCACGTTTCTAACGGTCTCGCAAGGCATCATCGGCGCGGACGGCAGGGCCGTGGTGCCCGTCACCGCCGCCCAGGCGGGCGTGATGCCCGCGTTCTCCGGCGAGCCGGTGCTCTTCGTGCAGGCCCCGGAGGGCGTGCTCTCCCAGGCGGGGCTGACGCTCTCCGGCGGCGTGGCCGCCGAAACGGACGCGGAGCTTCTGGCCCGCCTGCTGGACTACATGATGCACCCGCCCGGCGGCGGCAACGCCTACGATTACCGGCGCTGGGTCATGGCCGTGCCCGGCGTGTCCCGCGCCTTCGCCTTCCCCAGCCGCCGGGGCCTGGGCAGCGTGGACGTGGCCGTGCTGGGGCCGGACGGCGAAGCATTGCCGTCCGTCATCGCGGCAGCGCAGGCCGAAGTGGACAGGCAGCGCCCGGCAGCCTGCAAGGACGCCTGGGTGCTTTCCCCCACGCCGGCGCCAGTCACCATCAAGGTGGCCGTGCGCCTGGACCCCACCGTCACCACCCTGGCCCTGTTCACCGCGCAGCTCCAGGACGCCCTGGCCGCCGCCTTCAAGGACCTGCCGCCCGGCGGCGTGGTCTACCGCTCGCGGATCGAGTCCATCGTCTCGGGCGTGCAGGGCGTGGTGGACCGCGTGGTGAAGGTGCCGCAGGCCAACTTCGTGGCCGTGGTGGACGCCCAGCGCCTGGAGTGGCCGCGCCTTGGACTGGTGCAGGCGGAGGCCATGTAATGAGCGGCCACGCCGGACTCCTGGCCCTGCTTCTGCCCGCCAGCTACGCGCTCACCGGGCAGATCGAGGCGGAGCTTGCAGCCGAAGGCGCGGCGCTGGACACGGCCCTGGCCGCCAGCCTGGACCCGCTCAAGGGCCTCACGCCTCTGGCCGCCCTGGAATGGCTGGAGGACTACGAACGCAACTACGGCCTTCCCGGCGACTGCCGCCAGCCTTCACTGCTCATCCAGGAGCGCCTGGCGCTTTTGGCCATCGCCCTGGCCGAACGCGCGGCCATCAACCGGGACTACTACGTCTGGCTGGCCGCGCAGCTCGGCTACTCCATCACCATCGAGGAGTTCGATCAGTTCCGGGTCGGCGTTTCCGCCGTCGGGGACCCTCTGGTGAATTTCATCGACCATTTCCGGGTCGGAACTCCCGTGGGGATGCCGCTCTCGTCCGGAGCGCCCTGGCAATACGTCTGGCTGGTCCACGCGGACGGCGGGACGGTCCGGTACTTTTCCGTCGGGGTCTCGGCCGTCGGCGAGCCGCTCGCGAGTTGGAGCAACGAGCTGCTCGAATGCGCCATACGCGCCGCCGCCCCCGCTCACACTCTGGTTCACTTCGTCTATGGAGGATAGCCACCATGCACAGGATCGACGGCCCCACCGCCGTTAACGGCATGTTTGCCGACGGGGACCCCCTGGTCCCGCGAATGCCCACCATCGTCACCTCGGCCTGGGCCAACGACGTTCAGGAGAATCTGGTCCGCGCCATCGAGGCCGCCGGGATCACGCCGGTGAAGGGCGATTACGACCAGCTCCGACAGGCCATCACGCTGCTCTCGGGAGCCGGGGAGGTTGGAGAGATACGGCTCTGGTCCAGCGAAACCCTCCCGGCAAGCGGCGACTGGCTGGAATGCGACGGCTCGGCGCTTCTCATCGTGGATTACCCGGCACTGTACGCCGTGGTTGGCAACACGTTCGGCGCGGCTCCGGCCGGGTATTTTAGGCTGCCCAACGTCCGGGGGCGCGTGCCTCGCGGCTGGGACCACGGGGCTGGCGTGGACCCGGACGCCGCCCTGCGCGCTGGCGGCGACCACGTGGGCTCCACCCAGGAAGACGCCATCAGGAAGCACAACCACCCCCTTGGCGGCGTGGTCGGCACGGCGAGCGGCGGCACCGGCGTGGTGGACGCCCAGGCCTGGAACAACGGGTCTTACAACTACTACACCGCCGACTTCGCCCGCTCCTCGGACGGCTTGCAGGCGGCGGCCTTCTCCAATGTCCCCCAGGGCCTGGAAACCCGCATGAAGAACATCGCCTTCATGTTCATCATCCGTTGGAGGTAACACCGTGATTCTCTACTGCTACGACGATTCCGGCCTGTTCACCGGCCCCATTTCGCCGCCGCTATCCCCGGCCAGGCCCATGATCGGCGGCCAGCCAAACTACCTGCGCCCGGCGGGCACCACGGACGTGCCCCCGCCAGCCCTGGCCGAGGGGCAGGCCGCCGTGTTCGACGGCCAGACCTGGCGCGTGACGGAAGACCACCGGGGCAAGATCGCCTACGCCACGAACACCCGCCAGGCCGTGGCCATCCGGACCGTCGGCCCCGTGCCCGAGGGCTACACCCTGATCCAGCCGCCCAGCCGCTTCCACGTCTGGGACGGCGCGTCCTGGCAGCCGGACATGGACCAGCTCCGCGCCCATGCCGAGGCCGCCATCGACGCGGCGGCGGACGCCCAGCTCTCGCCGTTCATCAGCCTGACGCCCGGCCGGGCCATGACCTACCAGGCCAAACAGGCCCAGGCCGAAGCGTTCCTGGCCGCCACGGAGCCGGACCCGGCGGACTACCCGCTCATAGCCGGGGAGGTGGGCATCACGGCGGACACGGCGCACGGTGTGGCCGAGGTAGTCCTGGCCATGTCCAGGAACTGGCACGCCATGGGCGCGGCCATCGAGGCCGTGCGTCTGGCCGCCAAGAAGCAGGCGCGTGAAGCCCTGACGCCGGAAGCCGTCCGGGAAGTCCTGGACGGGCTCGTCTGGCCCGAGCTGGGAGCCTAGCCCGTGAGCGCCATCCCCACCGTAGCCGTCACCGTCCGCTACCAGGACACCCACGGCCAGGGCGTGCCGGGCATCGTGGTCAAGGCGCTCCTGACAAACCAGGAGCGCTACCAGGGCCTGGACGTGCCCGGCCAGGCGGAGGGCGTCACGGACAACAAGGGGGAGGTCCTGCTCATGCTCTTCCCCAACGACCTGGGCAGCGAGGGCAGCGCCTACGGGCTGACCGCCTCCGACCCCTTCGGGGGCAGCATCGTGCGCTTCGTGGCCATCCCGAACTCCGCCTGCGAGGTGGTGCTCGGGCCGCACGTGGCCACCGCCGTCACCGGCCCCCAGGGCCTGCCCGGCCAGAAAGGGGACAAGGGCGACAAGGGGGACAAAGGCGACCGGGGCGAGCCGGGGCCGCAAGGCCCGCCGGGCGAAGCGGCGGCGAACGGCCTTTTGTCCCTGGGCCTGGTCGAACGATTCACCTGTTTCGGATTCTGGGAGGATTGATCCATGGCGACAACACCAACGTTCCCCAACGTGCCCGCCATCTCACCGGCGCTGACGCTCGCCAGCGCCGAGGGCGTGGCCTTCGCTGACCTTCTCGGCGCGCCCGCCGGGGGCAGCGGCGTCATGATCGGCCGCCTGCGGGCAACAAGCGACGACGATGCCGCCGTGGTCCTGCAATTCGCTCGCAGCCAGGGCGGCACGGATCGCGTCATGGGCGAGGTCCAGGTTCCGGCCGGGTCCGGGACGAACGGCACGACCGCCTGGACGGACCTGCTGGCCTCGCTCAACCTGGGCGCGGCGCTGACCCTGGCCCCAGGCGAAACCCTGCGCGTCCGGACCAAGACGGCCGTGGCCGCCGCCAGGAAGATCGACATCACCGGCGAAGCCGCGCCGCTCTAAGGGAGAAAGCATGAGCCTGTACTCTCTCAAGCAAGCGGCGCAAGGCGTCCAGCCGTGGTTAAAGACGCTGACCCTGGGGAAAGCCGTATTCGACTATTACGACTCGCTCGGAGACGTGACCATAAACGCCGACG